GAAGTTTCTGAAAATCAAGATAATGCCAATTACTACCATCATTAGAACCTACCACTAAAAATGTTTTGGGAAATGTATTTATATTATTATATGGGGTTGTTATTGTATATTTAAATAAAAATATTGGATTGTTATCTAAAGGTAATTGCACTTGTATCCATTCGCCATTATATCCTACATTATCTACCATAGTTGTATACGTTGTTTGTGGTAAGCCACCACCTTGATAAATATTTAAACTATCAAAATTATTATTATTGTAGTAAGGGTTTTGTGTATAATTTTGAACTGTTGTCTTATATTTATAGGTGTTTCCTTTGTAATTCGTTTTCCATGAAGTATTCACTCCATTATTAAAGACATTATAGGGTTGATGACTATCATCAGAATAAGACGAAGATGATATTACATATGTGCCTATATGATTATAACTAGAATAATAATCGTTTTTATCATATATAGCTGTATTTACTATGAATTTATTTGAATTTAATTTACTGTCATCTGGAAAAGGTATAATTCGAAGGGGTGTATTTGTCGACATTATGATGATAATAGTTATATAATCATAATATATTTATTATAAATGCGTAAATGTATAATATAACATAATTGTTGCTAAAATCGTAAATAATATCCCACTATACATCGCCGAATCATACTGTAAATTCATTTCTCTTGACGTTGTTCCTTCTAAATTATATAGTTCTCTAATTTTATTATCTAAATCTGATCGCAAACGTGTAACATCACTATATGTCGCGTCTAATTTAGAATTATTTGAAGTATATTCAGAAGCTTTAATTAAACTACTGTTTTTAATTAGGTTTTGAAGTTCCGTTATATCGTTATTTACTTTTGTTTGGGCATCTTTTAAAGTTTGTATGTTTTTATCAGCTTCGGTGCATAATGGTGGGTTTGCACCATTACATTTCACATATTGTGCATATTTTTGATTAAATGTGTTTAAATCATCCATTAATTTTTTATCTGCTGCCATTAAAGCATTTAACGTTTGTTGATCAGTTGACATAATATATATAATTGTAATACATTAATTATTTACTATTTTTGTATATGATAAATATTAAAAAAACGATTCCTATTCCTAAATTTATTGTGTTCAAAAGAACATTATCATAATTCATTTTTTCATTCATAAATTTTTCGTTTGAACTCGAATGTTTGTTTTCCATTCCTGTTAAATAATCAGCTTTATCCTTATTAATGCATAACTCTTTTTTAATACAATTACCACTATTGTCCTTAAACCATGCATTACATGAAATATCCCATCCACTATCGTATGGTTTTAATTTTTTACATTCTTCATCCGACGGCATAATTCCTTGATTCACAGCATTTGAATAAAAAAAATCATTTGGACTATAACCAACAATTATATTGTTTGACATATTACCTTATCTATATTTTCATGTTATATTTTTTCACTATACACAAATTCTATAATAATTATAAAACATAGCCGTTGCACTATTTCTCTTAAATTCACATATATTACCAGGTCTCATACACATTGCTAATGCCTGCGGATCAAACCTTGATATCTCAGGTAACTGCATTCCATTAGTAATATTATACTTTTTATTTAATTCTCCTATTTCAGATTTGTCTAAAATCTTACATTCTGGCACCAATTTATGATTTAGAATATTAAATTGCAAACGCTTAATATTATGAATCACGACGAATACGCCATCATGATCATACAAATATTTTTGTTTTGTAATAATTGTATCATTCGGTTCATCTTCCGTTATAACAATAAGCGTATCATCCTTTGTCAACACATTTTCTATGACAAATAAATCCTCAATAATATCATCTAAATTTTGAGGACGAATTTGCTTTGCAGTTAAATAATACTTAATATATATTTTACGACCATTTTCAGAATGTTTCAACAACATATCTAATTGAGAATTTGAATACATCGCATCAATTTCATTAATACTAAAACCCTCATACTCTTTTGTATCATATCCTAAATTATCCGATAGAATTTCTAGGATTGTACCTCTTGACTTATAAATGCTTAAGATTCGATTGTTTGATGTTGTCATTATATATACTCTTGGGTTATACTTTTATATTTTTTCTATTTAATAAATTCAATTTTTTAGGGTACAGTAAAATACCTACTAACATTTTACTTCATCGATTGTTTTTTGAAACTCCTTCTCTGAATGTTTTGCTGTATTTTCATTCAAATGCAGTATTAATTCAATTGGTTTATTTTTTGCGTGATAGTATTCTTTTAATAATTCTTGGGTAAGCGGTTTTCCTTTTACATATTTTTCAAATGGATTACCTTTTACAATTTCTGCATTTGAGTATTTTAATAACAACCATGCACTTATCGGGTTAAACGCTGAAGATTTAATATAAATTGCTCCCTTTATTTTTCCAGCAATTATAAATAAAACATTTCTTAATAGTTTATTATATTTTTTTCCTTCTTCTGCGGAATCTGTTTTTGAATTTATTAGAACTTCACCAGACGGGGAAAATATTATTTCAATTGTAGAGATACATTTTTCATTTGGTTTTTTACAAATAGCTAAAATAAGTGTATCATAAAATTTACATCCAACACACATATGACCAGTATCATTATATCTTGTCATTGGTTCTAAAAAATCAAAAAAATGATTTAATTTTAAAGTAAGACTCGGACACTTTTTCTCAAATGTATCATTTAATTTATTTAATTCTTCTTGAGCGTCTTTTAAATCTATATCTATGAAACATCTCTGTAATATGATAACATCCTTTATTAAATCCTGGTTTATATTTAGATTTCGTTTTTTAAGTAATGCTTTTTCTATGGATTCCTGCATTTTTTCACGAATTGGTTCTCCTTCAATATGAAACAATACATATTCATCCTCCTTATTCTTAAATACAACATGTTTATTCTGATTATCTACATAATTTACACATATATTTCCACCGGATATAGCATATTCTATTTTGTATAATGTTTTATTTTCATATTTTTTTATGAATGGAGTTAATTGAAAATCTTCACCCTCAATTCCTAATTTCATAGTATTTTTTGTTGCCATATAACTATTGGCGATAAAAAATTATTTACAAGCCTATCTTTTTAATTAATACCTTTCCCATATCCCATAATCCACCACCCGTAGTTTTTTCTTTTTCATTTTCTTTTTCATCTTTTCTCTCCTCATGAACAGAACTCGATGATGTTGCGTCTTGCTTTACTCGAATACCTCCTGAAATTGGTGATAAAGATGATGATATACCTAACGCTGCTGCATTCATATCGGGATTTCCACCAATAATATCTCCTTTTCCATCAGTTGAAAAATCACTACCTCCATTCATAATTTTAATAACTGGTGCAAAATTAATTGGTGCACTACCTAATGGTTGTAATGCTGAACCACCACCACCATATTGTTGTAATGGAACTGGTTCCATAGTTGCCATAGGTAAAGTTTCTGCCAGAGGTGAAGCGTTTACAAAATCACCCGGTCTATAAATATCTAATGCACTAACATATAATGTATTACTCATATCGTATAGTTCATCTAAATGCGTTTGCGCTTTGATTGTAAGTAACATAGGTCCAATATAAGTTATTTTCCATATACGTTCAGGTTTATTATCACCGCTATAATGAACGAGTTCCCCCACATTAAATTGCTGTGCTTTTTCACGTAATAATTCTAGGTTTGTAGAAGGCGGTTCTAATTGTGCTCTTCGTTCTTCGCTTGTTGGTGGTTCTTCCGGAGTGTGTGGCGAATATATTTTACGTTCGGGTGTACCACTTAACGGATTATATTCAGGTGAAGCTTCTAATTCTTCCTCTGTCTTTTTATACATACTTTTTAATCTATCATATTCCTCTTCACTTGGTTCATATGCAGGTGATTCTCCTTCAGGGTAAGTAGGTGATGGAGATTTTAAGCTTTCTGGTGTTAGAAATACATCGGGATTTTGTTTGTCTTTTGACAATTTCTTCTTAATATCATTTACAAATGATTTCGAATCAAATTTCGCATGTATTAATTTATCTATATTTTTCGAATAGGACATGTTCTCAAATTGATGTATGTTATCCTCTGTTATTAAACGCATTTGAATATTAATTGTTTGTAATTCTTGTAATAATAATTTGAACGTATATGGAACAGCTACTATACTAAAATTACGTCCAAATCTAGTTATATTCTCTATATTCATTTCCTTTCCGTCAAGCGTACCTGTATATTTAATAGGTCCATCCGCCATAGGACTCATGAATAAATTCTTGGATGGATTATAAATTGCCATCATTCCGGTGTTATTACAAACTGCTATATGATATTTATCAGCACGTTCCATGATAGATTCTCTTAAGAAATCCGCTGCTCCATGTGAAATAATAGAATCACGTTCCATTTCGCCAATACGCAAACCTCCATCATTTGCACGACCAGCAACTGGCTGTCTGGTTAATGCGGTTATAGGTCCTAATGCACGGTAATTTATTTTATCCTTTACCATATGTTTCAAACGCATATAATATGTGGGACCCATAAATATTTCTGCGCTAAGTTGTTCACCTGTCATACCATTATATAAAATCTCATTTCCACTTGAGTGATATCCTACGCCAGTAAGCATCTCACCAAATATTTTTATTTTTGATCCCTTATTATTAAAAGCTGTACAATCGCCACTTCCGCCATACATCGCACATGCTTTTCCAGTTATTCCTTCGACTAATTGTCCGATTGTCATACGGGTAGGAATAGCATGAGGGTTTATTATAATATCGGGTCGAATACCATCTCTGGTAAAAGGCATATCCTCTTCAGGTATAACTAATCCGATAGTTCCTTTCTGACCCGCACGTGAAGCCATCTTATCTCCTAAATTTGGTATTCTCTCTTCTCTGATTCTTATCTTCGCAATTCGAAATCCTTCTTCTCCGTCTGTGATAAATGTTTTATCTACTATTCCTAACTGTCCTTTCTTGGTGGTTTTTGACATATCTAATTTTACATCTTGTACTTCCGAACTAGATGCGGTTAGTCCGATTAATACAGTTTTGTCATTTATTTCTGTGTTTTCACGCACTAATCCAAAACGGTCTAATTTACTATAATCGTAACCAGATTTTGTTCCTATCACATTTGTTTCCGATTGAATATTTGTAAATGTTTTATCTACCGTTGCGTTTCCTGTTTTCGATTTCTCTTCATGCGCTTCATAAGTACTATAATAAGTAGTACGGAAAAGTCCACGCTTTAATGCACCCTCGTTTATTAAAACCGCATCTTCTACATTATACCCTGTATAACACATAATCGCAACAATCGCATTTTCTCCGTAAGGATTACCTTCGTGATTAATATGTTCCAAATAACGTGATTTTACTAGAGGAGTTTGTCCAGATACTAATACAACAGCTGTTTTATCCATACGTACTTGATGATTCGTATGATACATAGAAACTGCTTGTTTACTTTGACCACATGAAAAAGAATTACGAGATGCCGGATTATTTTCAGGGAAATTAATCATATTTGCCATCATACCAAAAATTAGCGATTCATGAATTTCCATATGAGTAAATTTCTTCGCTTTATTCTTCTCTAGATCCTCTTCATTTAATGCAATTAAAGAAGATTCAGATTCATTTGTATCAATATAATCCAAAATTGCTTTCTCTTCTAAAAATCGCTTTAATTTCGCAGGATTCGATTCGGAATCTATACCTTCATATACTTCATGCAATTCATAAATATTATCCATATTTACTTTAAAAGTTGGCTCCTTTTTTCTATTAAAGCCTGTTATCAATTGGTTCCATGTAATTGATTCATCTTCCTCTAATCTCTTCTTTATTTTTTCCGATTCAAAAGAGAATTTTTCTGTTTCATAATCCATATAAAAAATAGGTCTACATATTCTACCTGCGTCCGTATAAATAAAAACAGTATTTTGTTTAATATCAAACATAACACTTGTGTAAGTAGGAATCAAACCATTTCGTCTGAATAATTTTATTTTTTCTACTGTTTCAATTGGGTTATTAATTGCTCCTGCCCAAAGGCCATTTACAAAAACCTTTGTCATCCTAGATAAAAATATGGGCGAACAATCTTCTATTAATTTCATATCTACTTTCTCACGTAACCACTTTATCATAGGTTCTCTAGAATATCCTTGTGTTACATAAGCTGAAATTGACATATGTTTATGTATACCTATATTTGCACCATCCGGAGTATCAATAGGGTCAAAGAAGCCCCACTGGGTTGGATGAAGTACACGCGGCCCCACTAATTTTACGCTTGCGTCCAACGGTAAATTGGTTTTACGTAAGTGACTCATCATAGAATTATGAGATAGGCGATTTAAATCCTGGACTATACCAACCCGTTTTGTATGAGATTGTGCTCCCCAGTTCCCTTTAAATGCTTTCTTAAATCCAGATTCTAATGTTCGCTCACGGAATACGGTTTTATAATTTTCGCGTATTAATCCTTTCAAATTATTCTCATATATGCCTTTATTATAGGTAATCTGTTGTTCAAATGCTAAATGAATTTGACGCTGTTGAATATTATAATATTCACGGAAAAGTTCACCCATTAAAGATCCTACTAATTCGATTCGTTTAAATTTAAAGTTATCACGATCAGTAGGTGGCTCTAATCCGGTAGAAACAGATAATAGACGGAAAACCATATAACCTAAATAGTATGCCTTTTGTGTAAAATTAAGTTCTCCGATATGTGGTAAAAAGTAATCCGCCAATATTTCTAATGTATGTGGAATCGATTTATGTTTCTGTAAATTTGCTATATATTTAAGTGCATTTCTTTGAGTTAATATACCACCTGCGTCATGCACAGACGGCGAAAATAAATCCACCATAGAATCATATTTCTCAATATCCAATAAACACATCGTAATAATTTGTTTATCAGATATGATTCCTAATGCACGAAACAGAATAAAAAGTGGAACCGGTTCACGAACATTTGGAATATTTACTACAATATTTTTATTTGTGTAAGATGGAGTTGGGGATTTCAAACGAACTGCGAGTGTTCGTATAGGTTTTGATACATTCTCCGATACTGACGTGATTTCCGCCGAATATAAATATTTTTCATCATTTATATGTTTTATATTCAACATATTATACCCGAATTTTTCCTGTGAAATCACGGTTTTCTCTTTCCCGTCAATTATAAAGTACCCACCCACATCATTTAAACATTCTCCCATGCTATGACGTATCTCTCTTGGAAGACCACTTAATACGCAGTAATTGGATTGCATCATAATCGGAAATTTACCTAGAAATATTTTTTCTAAAACTATGGATTCCTTCTGTATATTTGGTGCTACCATAGACTTCTCTAATGCCTCTCTAAAAAGAGCGGTTTCTGCTGCTGTTAATTCGTCATCTAATTTCTTCTTTTTTCTGCGAGGAGGCGGTTTTGGTGCGCCACCAACAAAAGATTGCTCTTCCTGTTGTTCTAATTCATGATTTTGCGCATCTAAACTTGAAGCTATTGTATGTTCTCCTTCTTTGGGAACTGGTTCTTTTGCATCTTTTTTGACATGTTTAAATTTTTCTTGGTAGCCACCATCTACGACTACTACGTCATCTAAACCTGGAATATTTGGTTCTTCGCCTTTATTTAATATAGTTATAAATTCAACTTCTATGTCGTAATGAATCGTCATTCCGTACGTCATATTTCTTAATCTAGCTTCATTTGGAAACATATAATGGGAATCATTATCGTCATAAATAATTGGTTTTCCAAAATAGATTTTATCACCATTTTTACCTCCAAAATACATAATACACTGTGAACGATAATCGTTTATTGCTTCATCAAATCTTGTATTAATGCGTAATGGATTTTTTTCTTTAAATATTTGGAAAATACCGTTCTTAAAGAAGTCATTATAAGAATCAATATGATGTCTTACTAAACTTTGTGGATTATCTTCAAAATATGTATTAATAATTTTCCATATGGTTGAATTATCCATGATAGATTTGTATATAAAATACTATATATATTTTATGTACTTTTTGGATAATACTAAAAATTCAATCTACATATCGGACATCTATCGCATTTTATTAAGCAATTCTCACAAATAGCGTGGTCACATCTTGGCAAAAAGGTATTTCTGTTGGTAAAATCTTCCAAACATATTGGGCATTTTTCCTCATCAAATTTAATATACCTTGTCCCCTTTTTCGCATTATATATCTTCTGTAAAAATTGAACATACACTTTTCTTAATTTATTTAGATTTTTATCGTAATCCTTATGTTTTTTTCCTATATCATCAGATATAGCAATAAAACGTTTACCTTGTTCAAGTAATATTCCTTTATTGATGTTTGTTATTTCTGTTTGATATTTTATCATCATATCGTAATTCCCTATAAATAGGGAATAAATCTCAGTAATCTTTTCTATTCTTAGGTTTATATCTCTTACTACCATTTCGTTAATATCGTGAATCAAAGTACTTATCTTAGTAAATTGGTCATAAATTTTACACGATTCTCTATACTTTATTCTTTCGCTAAATCGAGTTGACATACTATATTAATTATGTATTAATTTTATTTGTTAATAACATAAAAAATTGATTCATTTGAAAGATTTAAATATTAAATATAAAAAATACAATTTGAATCATGTCAGAAGAGGAACCTAGAGATGTTTATGATGTTTGTGAACAACTATTAAGAATCATTCCAGATACAGAACAAGAATTGATTTACGAATTGATGAAGTTTAATGAAACGTTATGGAATAAGGCACCTGAAATAAGAAAAGGTCCTGAATTGTGGAGACAACTCGGTTATATTATGAGTAAAAATGTACGGTCTATTGATGAAGAATGGCAACGAAAACTTGTGAAAGTGTTTAATAATAAATAAATTAAAGTCTCTTAAAAATACTTAGTTCAATACTATTTATACCACCAACCTTCTCATACACTTCATAAACATATGTATTCTCAAAATCCTTATGATTATAGTTTTCCTTTTTTAATAAAGTCGCCTTACAATCTTCCTCTTTTACAATAATATTTATAAATGAATCTTCAATTGAAATAGGAATAACCGCGACATATTCATCATTTAAATATTTCTTTGCTCTTGGTAAAGGCAAATAATTATTTAGAGAATATTTCTTAAAGAAATAATCAATCGGACAATCATAATCATTTGTAGGATAATATCCTGGGAAAGAAATACGATAATAAGATACCTGCATTTTTAAAGTAAAATTAACAGTTATAAATAAGAGTTCAATTTTTTTATTTACAGAATTTCTGTGAAATCCTAAAAATATATTTAGACAATCCATTCTTTTCTTCTTATATTTTATAAAAATGGCTGACACCATGGAATATCTTTTTGGACCTCTCGGTGAAGAATATTGCGTATACTTCTATGCACTTTCTATTTTTGGATTTGTTTACCTCATTTTATTTATCATTCCTGCCATCTTTTACGGAATAACAAATAAAAAGACGAACTTAATGTACTGGGTAAATGTATTGGCTATTTCGCTCGGTTATTTTATTTTCTATTTCCAAAATCGTTTATTGCATACGATGTGTAGTTTTAAGAAATAATTCCGTTCTTATTTAGAGAAACATCCTACATACTTCGTTGAATTATAAAAAACCATTTTCCCATATATAATATAACTCCCACATGGATATTTTATATTATAGTAATTATTGTAAACATAGCCAGAAATTATTACAAACTTTAGTAAAAGCAAATATGTCAAATAAAATAAGTTTTATTTGTATTGACAAACGATTTACTGATCCGAAAACCAATCAAGTATATATATCTTTAGAAAATTCAACAAAGGTTATTATGCCACCAAATATTCATAGTGTTCCTGCACTTTTATTAATTAAGCAAAATTATAAGGTATTGTTAGGAGATGATATTTTAAAACATTATCATCCTCAAATGAAAGAATTGAACGAGCGCGCAACAAATTATAATGGTGAACCTGTTGCATTCCCTATCATGCAATCTAGTGGTGGAACAAATATTATTTCTGAACAATTTACTATGTATAATATGACACCTGATGAACTTAGTGCAAAAGGAAGGGGAGGTAATCGTCAAATGTATAACTATGTTTCGGCATCCGATGAAATACAATTTATACAGACACCTGCCGACACATATCGACCAGATAAATTATCAAGCAGCGTTACAATAGATACTTTGCAACAACAACGTATGGATGAAGTGTCACAAATAGTACCTAAACAACCATTTATTTAATATTATATGTTTAAAACATATAAAAATTTGATCTCTATAATTAAACAGTTATGACAGATAAATCAACAATTCTTCGTGCATTTAATAAACATTTTTTTGACTTTTTAGAGGATATTAAAAATGTATTATCTGAAAATAATGAGATTGCTTTTGCGATTACATCATTTGATACGATAAAACGTGCCAATCCAACAATTATTATTAAAACTTGGTATAAATTTATTTTTTTACCATACGCTGAAATAATTGATAATGGAGATCTAACATTTTTTATTGAAAAGGATTATGGTGAAGATCTATCAACTGTGAATAAATCTGAAGAAATAGTAAATATGATAAATAATATTCGCAAACCAATTAAGAATATGGACGAAATTAATAAACAGCATTCTCTGAAATATCTGCAAAATTTATCTAAATTATCTGAATTGTATAACAACGCATAATTTGTATGGAATAATAATTCCTTACAAATCTATTTCTTTTTCGAAGATGTCTTATTTTTACCTCCCTTTGATTTCTTATTTGATTTTCTATGTTTTCTGGAACCACCAGCCATAGGTTGTTGTTGCTGTACTTGTTGTTGAGTATTTTCACTTGGAGTATTCGTGGGTTGACTTTTTGATCCAGTTAACGTTTGCCACCATGATTTTTGTGGTTGTTGTTGTGTTGATTGGGTACTTCCCATATTCGTATATATAATACTAAATATTATAAATTCCTACAGTCCCAGTTTAAAATGTACAATAATTCTCTAGGCTCCATCTTATTAAAGTATTCCACCACATTATTGTAATTTATTCTTGCTATCGTATATTTATTTAATTTTGGTAAATAAATAGTATGATGTATTTTATAAATATGAGACCGATATTTTTCTAAAATAGTAGTGTTCTCCTTATACACATATTTTGATAAATAACAACTATGTACCTTTTTCATAAATTCTTCATATAGTCCACGTAACGTATAGAATTCTTTTTTTAATTTTGGGAACAGTTGTAAATATTCATCAACCTTCTCTTTTCCTATTCGATATAAACATAGAAATTGATATTGTATTTGGGGTTTAATTACTAATAAAGACCGCAAGTCATCATACCCCTTATTTTGTAGTTTTGTTCGTTCTCCTGTTTCCATATTTGTTATCATATATCCTATTATAATATCATCTGTTGTTAAATCGTTATAATTTGATACCTTTATTTGAGTTGGAAAATAAATGATACCATTTAACTCACGAAAAATACTCCAACTTTGATATTCTATTTGAGGAATATATTCTACATCATAATTATCTATTAAATAAACGCTAATTAAAAATAATTTTGAAGACTCAACTGGTAATATAATAGAATTTGTTGTATGTTGTAATATAAAATTATAACAGTAATTTTTGGGAAAATATTCTAACATAGCAACATCATTTAATTCCGTTGTTCTGGGTTGACGTAGTGCATCCATAAACATTTCTATGAAGGTATAATTCGTTAGGTTATTATTTTTTTTACCATAAAACCAATATTTACCGCCTATTGAATTTTTTGTTGCGATATTCCATCTCATAATTGTCTTGTCATAGAATAAATTAACAGATAAGCCTTCAATTGCCTCATTAATAAATATATTTTCATGAATCGTTGGATACTTATTTTTAAATATCTGAAATGGTATAGATTTGGGTGGCGAAAAACAAACAACAATTTTTTCTGGATATGAAAATATTATCGAACGATATAACCCAGTATTTGTATCATCAAAAGACATGTATTTTTTATCATAATTCAATATAATATAAGTAGACAACGATGTATAATAGTGCTTACGTTTTATTCTTTCGCTATTTACTGTATCTAAATTGAATGTATATTTACATGGCATTTGTTGAATTACTTTCTCTCTCATATATTGTTATATATTTCTAGATGTCTTATGTTTATTATATTTATAATATATCTTTTTCTAATATTATAATAAGTATATGCCTGAAGCGGATTTAGAAAACCAATTGACTACTGAAGATGATATTTCTCATCAAGAAAACACAGACAGTGGAATCCCAAATCGTAATGATGCTATAGGATGTTGGAATGCAGAAAATGAAGATATTATTGTAAGATGGTGTGATACAGCACAGTGTTATCGGTGGCTATGCCATGAATCGCATAAAAAATATGCTCATATGCAGGCATCTTTTTCTATACCGACAATAATTATGTCCACGATTATCGGTGCAGCATCCTTTTCTAATATTTCCAACAACACTTTATTGTCAAATTACTCCTCCATTTTACCATTAGCTATAGGTTCCGTAAATATAATGATTGGAGTTTTAAACACTATTCAACAATATTATAAAATATCAGAATTCAACGAAAATTTTCGCATTTGTGCTTTAGCATGGGATAAATTTGAAAGATTTTTAAGTTTAGAATTATCCAAAGCACCTTGGGAAAGAGAGGTATTTAATTCATTTTTTCGAAAGGCAACAAGTGAATTTGACCGTCTTATGGAGAACACGCCTATGATACAAGATCATGTTATACGTGAATTTAATAGAACTTTTGATAAGAACCCTGCTTTTTCGGAAATACAACGACCACCGATTCTCGATGTAATTGTTTCTTCCAATAAGTATCGCCATGGTTGGTATATCAAAAATAAAAATAATAAACCAAATAGTTTAACGCAATAAATGATTGTAACAAAATATAATTTAGATGGATAGTATATATTTTGTTATATAAAATGGAATCTGATAAAGAAAGGACTGAATCTTCTTCTACTGAAAGTGAAAATATAAACAGTCCAACGGAAGAAGATTCACCATTATCGCAAAGAGAAGCAGTTGTTCAAAGTTTGGAACAGCGTAATCTTTCTCCAGAAAAGTATGATTCTTCTATTACTTTAGAATTTGGTGATATTATTGAAATTATAGCGCCAACCAATCCAGAAATACATGAGATGAGTGCACTTATTACTTATATTGATAATGATAAAATAAAAATGATCGATGTCGCGAATTATAACTTATACAGAATAAGTATCACGGAAGAAGGTACTCTTTCCGATGAATCTATTGTACAAATTAATTTACTTAGTCGAAGTGAAGCAAAAGGATATGCTCGTCAAAACAATCTATTAACTCGTACTTGGATAGATATTCATTTTGGAGGTGATATTCCTGCTATTATTACTGGTCAAATTACAAATTTAGAAGAAGATATGATAGAAATTACAACCTTTCCTGAATTAAAAACAATCTATATTAATTTTGGTTATAAGGGCTTACCCGAAAATATTCCTATCGAAAAAATTATTATTCGCAATAAACCTGCTGTTGTAAACGTACCCACATTAACTATGTTAAACGGTGATTTAGAAGAAGATAAATCCTATGATGAAACGACTGATCAAGCTAGTATTGAATATACAGAATCTGGTGAATCTATAATACATATTCCAAAGGGCGCTAAAGCAGAAAAAAATATTCGAGATGAGTTACATGATATGTATGTTGAAGCTAGCGGAGTTGTATTTGGTGAACAATTAGAAGAAATTGCTCAAGTCGTTGAAATTCCTGAAGGGAACCAGCGTTTTGGTATCGATGTTCAAGTAAACGATTTAATGGATGAACTATTATCTAACGTTCCAAATAGTCAACGTAATAAGTTAGTTCTTGATAATATACATTTATTAATTGAGCGTTATAAACAACTACGTAGTTTATATTCTAAATTTGATAAAAATGATAACGTTTATGATTTGAAAACAGTTGGTGTTACCAATAAACCATTATTGGAACATGTTGAGAAAATGGATAAAAAACTACAATGGATAGTTCCTGTTGTTGCGAATCGTCGTAAATTGTACGATATAGATGCCCCTATTGAATTAAAAGACGTTATTACTGAAAAATCGCAAACTTCATTACGTGCAATTGAACAAAAGCAATTGGACTATAAAAAGGATAATAAAGATCCTAGTAATCAATATGGCCCTATGTATAACCGTATTCAAGATCTATTAAATCCATTTGAACCACCTCTTAATAAAGATACATTTTTACATACCACAAAAGTATTAGCTGGAATAGATTCTATTCTTGGAAATCTAGAAGAGTTTTATAGTTCAGTTTATAAAAATCATAATATCAATAGAAAACAATTTGTTATTCAGCGATATAGTCTTGGTCTCTCTAAGTTAGATGAACAACAACTTAAGAGTGGTAAAAGCATTTATGTTCGCAAAAATATGACACCGAATGATGAAATGACAATAAAATCAATTATTATGTTGCCTGAACCGGTTGTGCGTTTTTCGTCGATTGAATTACCATCTACAAGTATTCTGGATAAAGCTACCCTCCATCAAAATTATTTTATGTTATTTCGACTTCTTAAAAAAAATCTTGATATTGTCCCCCATGTTATAAATGACTTATCTAAGGAATTGGATTATGAGAAAATGGAAAAAGATACGAAGAAAGCTTTCTTCTCCGGTGTACATGAATTTATATTAAATGATAGCGATATTTTTGAGGATGGAGAGGAAAAGATGAATCGTTTCTTGGACGTTATTATACCTAAGAAGCAATATTTTATTCGCCTTATTCGTAAATACTTAAAAGATAAATTATCCTTTATTGATGTTGTACAACAACTAGAACCTTTTATGATCTATCCATCCGATATCACATATAGAGAATATATGGAAATTCGTCATATCATGAAAGAGCGTATTCAAGAAGTTCGTACTGAAATTGAAAAGAAAGGTCTTGATTTTTCTGTGTTAAGAAATGCAAAATACGATGTTGCTGAAAAGCCAAATCCTATTTTAAGATTATTAACTGAGAAAAAGGACTTTACAGAGGAATTTTTTAAAGCCTATCATTTAAAAAATGATGAACAAAACACGTCAAGTTCAGAAACATTAATGAATATGATACAATCGGATAATGCAAATTTATATACAAACACACTTACCTCTATTTTAATATCGCTCATGACACCAAATCAGTTGTTAGATATATTGGCAGAGCCTAATTTAGATGATATTTCAGACATGGAGAAAATTAAGCCTACGGATTGTGCTCGTAAATACTTAGCAAAACGCTATTCTTCTATAAGAGATATGCAGAAAGATAACGATGAGGATGAAGTTTATTTTGATACCGATTTGGACGATACACCTTATGAAATCATAAAACGTTATAAGAAAGAAAAATCAAGTATGATACCTGAATTATTTGTAGAATTTTTAGAACGTACGTTAGTAGATAAACATGATTGCCCTAAGAATATTGCGCCTGAACTCACAAAAACATTAATCGCTGGTAAAAAATTAATTATGGATGGTGATTATGCAGTTTTAGAAATTAAACCTAGTTTACCAGAAGAAGTAGATGAAGAAAAATTAACAGAAAAAGAGAAGAAGGAAATCGAAATTGAAGCCGAAGCACGTAAAAAAATACAATATTATCGCAGATTAAAGGGTACGTGGGTAAAGGATAAGGACATCGATGAAGAAGCATTTTTAGATACAAACGCTATTTTCTGTAATGTAAGTAATAAATGTTATAAAAATCCGGCAAATAATGTTTGTGAGCCTATGGATGAATCTTACGAACGTATGAAAGAAATCTCTAAAAAGAAAATGTTGACTGAATTTGATAAGCGTTATGAAGTAAATGTAGAAGAATTAGAAAAACAATTAGAAGAAAAAATACAACATGATTTGAAAATGATGAAGAAGTTACGTGTATTAAACGATATTAAATTGTTTAAACAAAGTCGCCTAGCATTTGCTCTAGGTAATATGGCGGATGTTACTGACATCATTATTTCCCCTCATATGAAATTACGCGATTTAATCCTAGGTCAAGAAGATTTTGTCAAGAAACAATATGATATTTGCCGTTTTATTGAAACCTATTGCAGAGAACCTATGGTGGATAACCTAGATGAAAGTCCCAACTGGCTATATTGTAAAGAAACAAATACGAAATTGTTCCCCTTTTCTATTTATGAACTCGCAAAAACATTTATTTCTGGAGGTGATTATGCTCGTAAATTAGACGAACTTTGTCATACAGTAGGCGTTTTAAGCGACGATGGAGATACAGAAGTTGATAAACATAGCGGATTTGTTCTTCGTAAAAGAGATTTCTCTTCGGAAGAAGGTTTTGATTCATCTGGATATCATATCACAACAAATGATATTATTGAGAAAGATTTGGGTACTGTTGCTATGGAAATTATGCAAAAGAAAGAAAAACGCGTCTTTGAGAATGAAGTGGCGGAGGTAATATTTAATGTTGCATCTACAATTTGCCGTAATATTGATATTCACATGGATTCCATAGAAGAACTTATTCTTATGCTTTCTCGTGAATTATTTGATAAGGCCATTTTTTCAGAAGCTGCTTACCAAAAGAAATCTGATAAAAATCTAAAGGATAAAGGGAAAGCATTACAGCCTTATAAAAATTATCGTGATGAGACACGTATGGTTATTATAGCATCATGTGTTCTTGTAGGAATTCAAACCGCTACACCATCCTTTAAAACTACGAAATCATTTCCGGGTTGCGTTCGTTCTTTTAGTGGTTATCCATTATCGGGCGGAGTTGAAGATATGACTGGATTACAATATATTGCATGTGTCTTGGATAAAGCGAAAAACCCAGAGGCTTCTCCATGGTCAGCTATTGCAAAATACAAACCGGATATTCTCGTTAAACGTATGAAAGAAATTCTTGAAAATTATATTTTAAAGCGAAATGATGTAAATGAACTCTATGTGAAAAAACGCGAATTTATGATTTTAAACCCTGATTTAGTTGCACCTGAGGAACATAAAATCACAAAATGGACGACTTTCTTACCTCCTGTTGTAGATTTTTCTATTCTTAAAACTATACATGGAGTAGCGAACGATTTCGAATCTGACTTAAAACAGAATATGCGTAAAGGTTCTTCAAAACAAGAAGAAGGTATTCATGTAGTTCAAAGTAAATTATTACAATATGGGTTTGGTATTATAGAATGTATCAATACTATTGTGAAAACAAAAGATCTCGTACTTAAAAATTCGGCTAGTATCCCCTTCTTAGAAAATGCCTGCTGTAATGATAAATTAAACGTGATTAATCCAATCCTCTATTTTAATGAAGAAGATCCGCATATTTCACAATTTATCATATCTGCTGCAAAATTATCGAAAATAAATAGATTCGCTAGAGAAACCGTAACCCCCGCATTTTTATATCACCCCATTTTTACAGGTGTGCGTTTTTCAGGTGTTTCTGGAAATAATTTAGATGATCCTGAACTCATATATTCAGCAATTATCCATTACTGTAATTTTGATAAAAATCGCCCTATTCCTGAAAAATTTAAAGTAATTTGTAATGAAAAACCTGCAAAATATAATTCAAATTGGACGATTTATGAGAAAATAGAATTTCTCAAATCAAATTCGGATCAATTTAACGCGGATCATTTGCAACAACTTATGACACTTGTTCATAACGAAAATATTGTTACGATTGATAAACCTATTACATTTACAAAGATAGATGTGATGAAAGAATTTATTGAACATTTAGATTCTATACAATCTACTATGATTGACGAACCATTACGTCGTCTTCTATTAAAAGTGCTAGGATCATATAAACCCAAATGCATGTCTTACGAAGTTTCTGATGAATTAAATAATTTAAAGAACCATTTAATCATTATGAACCGTGATTTATATAAACAAATTATCGAATTCTTGGGGCGTTATGGTAATTTATCTGATTTAAAATATCAACAACTTCATGATTTTTTATCGAATATTGAAAAATGGAAATCTGACCGTTCCATGAAAGAAAGTGGTTTATATTACGATTCCGGAGTGTATTCTGTTACGCAATTTATAAATAATGCAGTACATGCGTTTTGCAAATTATACCCCTCTATTTTATTAAATGATGTAGGTTTCTATAAAAATGTTCCCCAACACTGGAATTTTTCCGAGAAACATAATAATATCATAAGCAAATTCATAGAGAACTATTATGAGAAAATAGAAAAATTTAAGGGTGATAAAGTAATGTTACGATTATTGCAAGAATTATCGACAAGCGATCGTTTTACTGATTTACCACTTTTTTTACAGAATCTACCTTTTTTTACTGAAATAGTAAAGGATATGGGAGATGCGGTTGAAGGTGAACGTATACGATCCTTCCACTGTTTATTCGATAAACAAAGCATTTATTTATTACATATTTATTGTTTTTATTCTGCTATTTATGAATATATCGTTTGCGCAAATGATGTAGATCTATTACGTGCGGATGTTCAAACAATAAAACAAGCACATAGAACTCAAATTCGAGAGGGAGCAAATCTATCAAATCGTCTTATGGGTGTAGATGGTTCCAAAAATCCAGAATTAGATGAAGTTAGTTTAGAACTTAATGAAATTGAGATTATTACGGGTGATTTGGATGAATTAAAAAAACGCGTAGCATCTCTTTTATTATGTTTCTTAAATGTTGAAGAAGAAAATAAAGACGTTATCAATTTAAATTACGAACAAATTATGCAAAAAGTAAAACGTGATAAGGATATTGAAAAGAAGGGAATCATAGAACGATTAGGTAATATGAGTATCGAAGAACGTAAAGTAGAAAACGATTTGAAGAATTATAGAATTGGTCGTTGGAACGTAGGTGAACAGAAAGGGCTTTACCAATATGATAAAAAGACATTTGACCGTGAAATTGATGAATTATTAGCGCAAGATGAACAACTGGAATTTGAAGATACCGAAGAATTATTGGATGCAGATAATGTAAATGTGGTAGACCCCGGTGACGATCCTGAAAATATTTATGAACGGGGAGCTGTTGATTTGGGAGAATTAGGTGAAAACTTTATGGATGGCGCATATTATGATGAAGACCGAGAGTATGAAGAAGATACTGATTTTTAATTTGAAATTTGAAAATTTTTTTATTTTCTATTTAACCAATAGAACCCAAAACTGATTAAAAACGCTGTTACTACGTAATCAAAATTTGGACCACCTTTTCCACCGTTTGGATCATGAAATGTCATGAGTGTCCTGTTTTGTTTACACTTAATTTTAATAAGACGAAATGTCTTTTTACTTGTAAAATGAACTCTATTAAAGAACATCTATATGTTAATCTATTTAATTTTGTTATTGAAACTAAAAAATTCAATTTTCTCCTTAAAAAATATATTCTTCTATTTTAACTATGTATTTAAAAGGTTTTGTAAGATATCATAAATTAAATATTACAATTCTTTTATTTCTTATATTATTTACGACGATTCACCTATTAAAACCCGGCCTTATCTATGATAAAGATGGTAGTTTCCGGGAATTTGGTGTAGGATATCGTCATAAAACCGTTATCCCAATTTGGGTAATTTCCATAGTTTTAGCCATTCTTTGTTATTTAGCAGTATCCTATTATTTAGCGTATGCTTGACGTCAAAAAAATCAATAAAATAATTATATACGAAGATAATTATTTTATATGGATAAGGAGTATAACCCTCGATTAATAGAAAATTCAGCAAAAAATTATTTATTTCAAACCTTACAAAAATGTCATACAAATCGTGTGTCTATCTATTATTATGCCCTTAATTTTGGTGTGCTATTTTTGTTTGTTGGTATTGTCGGGTTAATACTTTATTATTGCAGTAAAAAGAAACTTTCTGATTATGAAAAACAACAAAAAATGTTAAAAGACCAACAATATGTTTTATCGAAAATTCGATATTATCAAGAAGATAAAAAAGAACGGCAACAAAGTCAGGTAACTGGAATAACAGATTTACCATACATATCAGCGTATTAAGCTTCTTCTCTTACTTCTATTTTAATTATTTTTTGTATGTCTTGCATTTTATTGATTTTGCCAACATCTCGCCAATATGGAACTGGATTTTCAAGTTTCTCTTGAATCCTGCTAAAATATTTCATGATAAACTGCTCCTTTAAAAATTTTTCGCCATCGTAGATAAGTATAGGGTCAAAACCTGGTTTTAGAAAAATTTCAAAATATTGTCTTATTCTATTGCTAAAATTTTCATCCTCATCTTCATATTCATTATCACTATCTTTATCTGGTTCTATACAATCACAAAACCAACCTTTCTTTTTATCTAACTCAATATATACCTTACCAGTTTTATGTTTTATTTCTAAATAAGTATATACATAATAATCGCACCCCATATTAATATATTCCGATATATTATTATATATTTTATCTAACAATATCATAAATGGATATTGTTTCAGATCAACGTGAAGATGTTATAAAATTTAATAATACGGCTCAGGAGCAATTTTTAAGTATTTTAGAAAATCTTCCGAAGAGTTCAAAAGAAATAGAAATGAAATACGCATTATATGGTGATCTCGATTTTTCTGTTTTAAAAGAACTTGGATACGGTAATGTTAAAACTATTATTTTAAACATAGGACAAATTACCAACATAATTGGACTACCCGAAGGTCTTTTGCATTTTGAATGCAAGCATAATCTATTAATCTCTATAGATGATTTACCTAGTTCTCTTAAATATTTAAACCTTCGAGGTAATTTTTTGGATTCTATTGATGTATCCAAATTAGATAATTTGGAAACCCTCAACGTTGCCTCGAATAAGATTGTAAATTTAGAGAACCTTCCAAAAAAATTAGTAGAATTAGTATGTGATACTAATAAAATAGAACGATTAAACCTAGGTGAATTAGCTGAATTGAAAATACTTAATGTCTCCAATAATCCAATTACCCTTATTGAGAATTTACCTACTGGGGTAATTGATTTTAAGATGGAAAACACACCAGGAATTGAATTTCGTAACTCTGTATTACCATCCTTTGAAGAGAAAGATGAAAAGGATGAAAAAGAATCTAAGAATTATATTGAAGCATTACATGATTATTTTCGATTGAAACAGGAATATGAGGTAAAAAAATCAGATATGATGAAGAAGGCATTTAAAAAAGAACCCAGTCGTAAATTAGGTAGACTTGCAGCATTATCTGTCAAACCACCCTGTATAAACTGTAAGAGACCAGTTGGAACAATATTTTCAAATCGTGAAACCGACAAATACACAGCTATTTGTGGCGACAAAGGTAATCCATGCAATTTAAATATTAAAATATTTAATGGTAAAACTATTAATTTACCTTACATATTGACTGTTTATAAAGATGAAATTGAGGATATTAAGGATACAATTATTCGCCAAAAATTAGACACGCTTTTTAGCTATGTTACGGAAGAGAAATCGATCCAACTATTTAAAAAGGAATTGGATACCTACAACGCAAATAGTAAAATATTTAAGAATATTTTAGATAAATATAATGATATCTATGAAAATAAAGATACGAAGGAAATGCTTCAAAAAAAATCCGATACAATTTACATATTGATTGAAAAAATCCGTGATCTATTAAAAGAGTATGAAAAAACAGGGAGCCCCGGTATTTTAAAAACAGCTATGAATATGCAAATCAACGAGTTATATCCAGAAATACGTAATCTACGATTATTAAAAAATGAGGTTCTTGAATTAAACGAATATGAAGAAGGAAAATTTCGCGTCTTTACTTATCCTATTCAGTTATCGAAAATTGATTATGATTTTGGTGAAAAAGCTACTGTAATAAAATTTAATAAGGAATAAATATGTCATAATAATAAAAAAAGTTTATTATTATGAAATCGCTTGTTTAACATTTGCCATTATAATTAGAATACCCATCCCAAAAAATTCCTTTGGGATTTGCCCATTTTTGTTTGTTGCATGCACTATAATAAGGGTCTGTAAATTTTATTCTATTATTGGCACTATCCAATCCTGGAGTATTTGTAGAAGTCAAATTTAAAGTTCCATCGGAATTGTATATTCCAGCTGCATTTCTAGGTGGCTTATTGTTTGTTTTATCATAACCAGGAATTAAGCAATAATTAGAGTCTGTGGAATCTATTTGCCAGTAATCTGGACAGTTACTTTCAAAAGGTGGCCATACGCCTCCTTGGCTGGATACGCTTTTTTTTCTTAAACTAATTCCAACAAAAGTTAAAAGAATTATTAAAATAGCAATCGCAACTGATATTACAATAATGTAAAAATAATCCATAATATATACTAATATAACAAATAATTTTTACTAAATATATTTAGTACGAATCCTCCCTATTTTTATTTCTTAGATAAGTTTATATACATGTCTTATTCAAAAATTATTCCGAATGATATTAACTCAAACAATATGATTATATCTCCAAATGATTATAATGGAAGAGTTAATTTAATGGAACCTGAATCTCCAGACGCTATATTTAAAATGCAAGAGCGTTTAGCTGTTAAAAATAAAAATACTGAGTACCGTGAGGCACTTGATGGAATATGGGAAACGAATATGTTAGCTAATGTTTATTTCTCTGCTGAAAATATTCAAATCATTCAAAATGGATTACGCGCTGGTGTATATGCTATGTCTGATAATCAATACATAATTGCTCCTCAGAACGTAGATACGTTAAAAATTATTATGCGTAGTATTTATTTACAATATGCTGAACATTATCCTGATAAAATTAGAGAACAAGTTGAACGTTTGAATAAATTAGTGCTTGATTATGCTATTCCAAGTGTATTAAATGAAGCTACTGGATACGTGAAATATCGTATTGATCAAAGTACTTTGGTAATGCCTTTACAAATACCACAACAGAGTGACCGTCAATACAAACAACTGGAATTAAAGAATTGGTTCTAGGGTTTTGTGACTCCTTTTCATTTTTTATTTACGGTTTTAATTACATTTGTAATTTACATCTGCACTTATGCAGGGAGTTTAGTCAATTTATAATTTTCATAATATTTATTTGATATGATAATTATATAGAATGCCACGTTCAAGGTCTTCTCGCTCCAGCTCTTCTGGTTCATCCAGCTCATCCAGTTCTTCTAGTTCTTCCAGCTCTTCCAGCTCTTCTAGTTCCAGTAAACACAGCAATCGCAGTCACCACCACCACAGACATCATCATCACCACAGACATCATGATGGTGACTATTATTATTACGAATACGAAGAAGGCCCTCGTTTTAACCCTGCCCTCTTTTTATTCGATTCTACCTATTATTTTTAATTACTATTTGTAAATTACAACTGCAAATATGCTACGATTTTAGATGATTTATAATTTTCATAAAAAATATTTCATATGACAATTATATAGATGCCTTCAAGTGAGTCTTCTAATTCAAGTCGTCGTTCTGAAAGACGCAGCGATAAATGTAATCGTCACCATCGTCACAATGATGATTATTACTATTATGAGTACGAATATGGCCCAAATCCTCTTGCTCTTTATTATTTGAGTAGACCTTACGGATATGGAGGATTTGGTTACGGTGGATTAGGATATGGTGGATTCGGATATGGTGGATTTGGTCGTGGATTTTGGTAATTAACTTGTCTTTTTATCTAATACCACCTCTTTCAATACGTTTTTTAATATTTTATCTTCTTGTTTTTGGCTGTCCTCTTCACTATATGCCCCCAACGAACTTAGAGAAATCTGCATAAATTGTTGATTCTCTGGTGTATCTAATATTCTATAGTCTGGATTTTGCTCCTGCCATTCCGGTAACAATTGCAAATTTTTATGGGCGACTTGTTTTAATGCTCGTTTTAATTTATTCTTTTCTGCATTATCTTTTTCCCACGTATCCTGATCCTTCACATAGACAGTTTCTCGTTTTATATCTGTGCAATGTATCGGACGCATCTTTACATCCATATCTTTGAGAGCGTTTACAAAGATACGGGTCATCCCTCCAACATAACCTAATCTACCTGTTTCTTCTATGTCTTCTACAGTAAGATTTAATGATCTTACAAAATCCATAATATTGACAGCATTTTTACATTCTTCATTCAAGAACATATTGAGATTAAATTGATTATTCGTTGTATTATTGTTGGAATTGGTGATATGGTTATTGGTTATTGTGTTGTTGTTAACTATTTTTGGTTCTTTTGACATTTCTATAATTTGTTCGTGAAGTTCCTTATTCTGTTTTAATAAATCTGTAATTATTTCTAAAGACCTAGTTGTATCGAGTTCTATTTTATTTTCTACTGGTTTAATTTGTTGGACAACAGATGAGCATTTCTTCATATGATACCATAAACTATTTTTTGCCTTATATTCTTTATCACAAGTACTGCATTTATAAGTCGTTTTAGTTTCGGCGTTTTTTTCATTCGATTTGGTTCTATTTTGATGTTTTACTGTTATAATATGTCTAGACCATTCACTTTTTTTACTGCATGTAAAGTTACATTCCGTGCATAAATAGTCTTGGCGTTTTTTGGCGTTTTTTTCATTCAAAAAATTTCTATGACCATTAAGGTGAGTTAAATAATCATCTTTATTACAGCAATTATGATCACATATAATACATAAAAATTTGTTGGCGTTTTTTGGCGTAATTTCCATTCTATACCATAGAATGAGAAAAACGCCTAAAGCATTTTCCGCAAAAACTATTTAAAATCTTACGCAGCCAAATTTTTCGGTGTTTTAATAGAAATTACAGCATTATGCTCACAACCACTATTTTTGAAGGGTCTTTTCAAAACTATTTTCAGAAAAGTAAAATTGGACATTTATTTTTGTCCATTTTCAAAATCGACCCCGACTTTATTTCCTTAGTTTCATTATTTATCGTAAAAGTATGTAATTAATAAAAAAATTGAATAAAGGTATTGTTTGTATTTAATAAAAGGGAGAAATGATTATTTTGTATTGTATTAAAGAGGGTAGTAAATTGCGTATTAAATTTCATAGTTTTATTAATCAAGAGAATCAGCGTTTTACAAATGTATACAACAACCGGTACAATTGTATGTTCCCAAAGGATATACGTGCTGTAGGTAGATATTATAAAGTTCCCGATGCGGATATTCGATTAGCAAGTAAAGGTGGTAGTTCCCATTATTACTCTATTAAACGTACGAATATAGTGGTTATGACAGAGGAGGAGAAACAGCAATTATTGACACCACCAGCATCTACGTTTCTTCGCCCTACGATAAAGATATTCGATGCTGAAGAATGTTTGATTTGTTTATCTGTATCTACTTCGATTACATTTATGCCATGTGGACATCGTTGTGTTTGTGCAACATGTAATGTTACGTTGAAACAGAATGGTTATAAATGCCCAGTTTGCAGAGAAAAAATTACACAAGACATATTGGAATAAATCATTAAAAAATTGATTGCTTTTTAATTTTTTAATGAACAAAAAACAATACTAGTCATGTCAGATTATCTGAAAATTATTAATCCAGAGTTTCTATCTATACAATCGCCAGATACTCTGTTTCCAAAAAAAAACATGATTCAATTTAATAAGAGTTCCAATGTATCGAACTTGATCAAAAGAGGAAAAAAATATGTTATTGAGCTTCCTGATACAAAGACAATACTGCATGTGGAATGTACAGGTGCTGCTATTTATGCAGCAGATATGAAAATTTATTGTGCATACATAGATGGTCAACGTGACTTAGATAGTGAGGATTATACGTTTTCCTATCAATATGAACATTTTGATAGTGTTCACTATACGTCTTTTAATTATCGCGAAAAATGTATCTTGTATGCTTCGTTGCAGGATTTGTTTTAAACCCTTGAAGAATTAAAATGGGACATTCTAATTCCTCAAGGGTCAGATTCCAGTAACGATTTGAAATCACGCCCCTCCAGGGCGTCCCATTTTAAATCTTCGCTGGTATAAAATCTAGTAATATTTGTATTTTGTAGCTGTAACAATAGTGCATTTTTCATCGACGCTCGTTAAACATTTACCAGTTCCTTCAATACCTACCTTTTTACAATCAAAATACCGAATATTTTCAATATTCAATTGTAAATATTTCTTTTTTCCTACCCCCAAAAAGAGCATCAACTTCTTATTTTTCTTATGTTTCGTTACACGATGTGATGCAATTATACCATTATAATAATGAACATCACCTTCCACCCGATAATAACATCCTGGGAAGAAATCATCGGATTGCATCATCCAATATCCATATTTTTGTAATTGTTGAAGTTGTGTGTATGTCTCTATTTTTTTACGACGATTCACCGCATAAATCGAAACATCATCTCGCTTTAAAAGCTGTTTCGAATAATCTACACCAGCGAGTTTGGCTTCGTAGAAGTGAACCCATTTCCGATACGAAGATTGGCAATTATTTAAGGTGGCTTTCCAGAATTCATAGGGATGATGTGCCTTCATATAGGCTAATTTCCATATGAGTTGGGCATAGGAAAATGCATGTGCCTTACAAAATCCATATTGTGATAGATTGGATAACTTCTTCATAATTTCTTTTTGTTTTTCTCTTGGATAATTTTGAAGTTTCGATTTGAATTCTTCTATGCCTTTTTTATCACATTTTGCGAATGCTCTTCTGTATTTATCCGCCGATTCATCATCTATGTTAAGATAGGTACTGATAATATCTATAGCATCATCATCAAATATAATATTATTATCAAAATCGATGCTGTCGATACATTGTCTAGCATCCATAGCTGCAGGCCGAATAATGGATAAACATACTGCTAGACCATATAGATCTTTGGGTTGGACTTGTAAGAATGCTTTTCGCATAAGAGGGGATTCACCTAAAATAATACCAATATTATCACCACCGTTTAACATCGCAAATGTTTTTTCATCATATTGAAATTCTTCAAAAGGAATCTCACGATAGCGGTGGGCTTCATAACACTGACTTAATGCACGACTAGATAAAATATCGATTTTGAAATTCTGCTCTTTCGATATATCATGTTTATTCATAATAACTTGTTTTAATGCACCTGTATTCAATTGTTTTTCTGAATGAAGCAAGAGTTCTGTGGGAATACCTTCGGGGTAATACACGATTCCACCACAATGTAGAGAATAACAGCGAAATGTATTTTCGAGAGTGGTCTTTTCTTTCATAATAAATTGTTTTGTTTCTTTCGATAGTTTACTTAACTCACTTGCAATATCATTTTTTCCAATAAATTTGTGAATACCAGCATTTCGGATAGCCTGTCGAATCGCAGATTTATCATGATAATATACGTGATTACTGATACGAGCAACTTTACCTGGCCAAGTCAATCCGATTTTCAAGAAAACTTCATCACGTAAGTTGTGTGGGAAGTCCAGGTCAATATCAGGAAGATTATTTCGATGTTCGGTTAAGAATCTTGCAAATTTTATATTGTTTTTTACGGGGTCAATATGACTAATCCCTAACATATAGCAAACTAGCGATGAACCGCACGAACCACGAGTAACATGAGGAATATTTTTGGTAAGATGCAATATTTGCATAGCCTGCATTAAATGGCAAATTAGATCCTTCCTTGCGAGCATTTCCAATTCATACTTAAGACGTTTTATGTAGCTCAGCTTGTTCGGGATTTGGCGTATAAATAATTTTTTCAACTCTTCTACAGTAGGTGGTACATCAAATCGTTTCATTTCTATTTTCTCTTGGCTAATTTGTTGGGATGGCTCTATCATCATCAATTCATTTATTTTGACAAGTTTATTATTTAGAACTTGCACTTTGTAATGGTAGGTCCAAGGAAAGATATTGGGTGGTAAATTTAAATATTGATTCAAATGATTACAAATTACCAAAGAGCTTTTGGCACGCACATCGATAACTAATCCGAATTTCTTTTTTCTTAATTTATCTAGGCGTAATACTCTGCCAATACATTGTAGAAATACTTTGGGACAACGATTTTCCACCTTATCCAAAAACACACAGCAATCTAGATTTTTAATATCTGAACCTTCACGATGTTTTGCTGCACAAAATAGAATCGCATGTTCTTGAAGTTTATCGAACTGTTCATATGTACCGTACTCGTCAGATGGCTTACAAGTATCCATACAGATTGTGAAATCTTTGAAATAATTCGACCATAACTTCGCCATTTTTTCACAGAGATCTATCATTCCACACCAGACAATAATTTTTTTATAAGGTAGTTCGGATTGTTCGATTTGTTGTTGGATCAACACAACAATTTCCTCGTAATCTACAATATCATCACAAGAAAACCAGTTAATTTTTGGTGGTACAATTACGCCATCTAAAAATGCATCATAAATGGAATAGGATGAAATAATGGTTTTGTAAGGTTCGTAGGCTTGATTTGGCGTTGCGGAGAAACCTATACATTTAGGTGGGAAAGGTCGCTCAAGAATATAATCATAAAATTGTCGTGTGGTCTTATTAACAATAGTATGACACTCATCATGAATAATTAGATCGAAATCCGTTTTCATTTTTTTATATTTATCACTCGATGTAAGAAACGCACGGTTAATAATAAGTAGGACAGGTTTATTCCAGAAGATTCCGCTATTTACACTTTGATACCATTTACTGATTTTCATTTCAGAATAATTCAATATATTATATTTTTGAAAGATATGATCAAACTGGCGTTCTTTCAAATTTTCACGATTGAACTGTTCTATTAAAATCGATTTCTTTTCGCAAATCCAGATTACATTTGCTTTGGGGTTTTTTTCATAGAATCGTAAAATGATATGCATCGCAATCCAAGATTTACCTGTACCTGTGGCATGGTAATGAATACCAGAATTGAAATCTTGATTTACGGTTTCATCTATAGCTCGGATTTGATTCGGGCGTAATTGGTTCATGTTGAGATATTGATAGAGTTTTTTTCATATTCCGTATCAATTTTTTACCCTACAAAAAATTGAAAAATTGTTTTGATTACATTAAATAGATATCCTGTAAAATGAAGAAGTTTCTAACAACAATTCTAAAAAGATTTATGCCTAAGGAAATGTCAAAACCTATGGGTAGATGGAGTACGGATTATTGTGATAAAAAAACAAATTTCAAGGTAGATTTATCCAACGAAGACCATTGCGGTCCGTGTGGTCAATATGTATTATCAAAACAGGAAATGGAAAAAAAAGATAATGTGAATAATAATAACAATAATAATTAGCAGTAAAAAATTGAATCCTTATTTTATTTTTATTCATAAAATAAACAACATGGCAGAACAGCAAGAAATTATTATTAATCCTTATTTTACACAAGTATTTGTTCCAGAAATTTTAGGAATAAATATGGTCCGATGCAACAAAAGCACCGATGTATATAAGTTTATCAAAAGGGGCAAGAGATATGTGATTGAACTTCCGCACGCACAAAGAATTCTGAATGTTGAATGTACTGGCACAGGCATTCTTGCTGCTGATATGAGAATTAAGTCAGAATACATAAACGGTAAAAAGAATCCCGATGAAGAAGAATATACGTTCTCCTATCAATATGAACACTTTGATAGTGTTCATTATACTTCATTCGATTATCGTGAGAAGTGCATAGTGTACGTTTCTTTGGATGATTTGTTCTAGTTATCATCGTATTCATATTCAACAACCATACAAAAAGATATTTCAACACCGTTAAAACAGATTGGAAACCCAAATTCATTTAAGATTCTTATTTCTAGATCTTCCAAACTTATTTTTTCTTTGTAAAGACGAGTATCACTTATTAAAAATCCATTAAATAAATTAGCGGGTACTATTGAACCATATGG